TTGAGTCTATTGCAAAAGTAACAGCGTTACCACTACCACTTGTGTCAATACCTGTGCCACCTGTAAATGTTAAGGTTTCACTATCTAGGTCAATACTTAATGCACCACCACTATCAGCTTGGAAATCTAAATCTTCAGCAGTTAACTGAGTATCAACATAAGCCTTTACAGATTGTTGTGTTGGCACAAGCGTAGCACTATTAGATGACATATCATCTTCATCAACAAATGCAGTTATTGTTATAGTGCCATCAGATAAATTACCATACGTAATTGTACCTGTAGTTGTTATGGCTGATGAGCCATTATTTATAGCACCAAAACCTGATGTAATAGAACCACTGTTTAATGCACCTACTGTTGTTACGTTTGATAATGTATCTAGTGCAGATTCAAAGTAAGTCTCAAAGTCAGTTAGTGCAACTTGCTTCATTGTTCCTGCATCGTTGACTACAACTCTGTCTGCATCTGCGAGTGTAGTTGATGATGCTGAAGTATCACCATCCACTATATTTAGTTCTGCTGTAGTTGATGTTACACCATCAAGTAGATTAAGTTCTGTAGCAGTAGATGTTACATTAGTACCACCTATGTCTAGTGTAGTTACAGATATCTCACCTGCCACTGTTGCTATGCCATCTGCTAATGTAATTAAATCTGTGTCATCTGTATGACCTATTGTAGTGCCATTAATTATAACATTATCTACTGTAAGAGTTGTAAGAGTTCCTACAGAGGTTAAGTTAGGCATTGCAGTTATTTCATCATCAAAGTAAGCAGCTAAATCTGTTACTGCTACTTGAACCATAGTTCCGTTGTCGTTTAGTACGACTCTATCTGCATCTGCTACTGTGGTTGATGTTGCACTAGTGCCACCATCTACAATATTAAGTTCAGCTACTGTAGAGGTTATGCCATCAAGAACATTAAGTTCGTCTGTAGTAACTGTAGCACCATCTAGTATTTCTAGTTCTGCTTCAGATATACCTGCAGAACCTATTGTTACTGTTCCTGCAAAAGTTACGTTAGCACCATCAAATGTCATGGCAGTTGTACTACCTGACTTAATTATTAAGTTACCACTAGTATTTGTAAGAGAAGCAAACTGTGTTCCACCATCTTTAAGTACAACATCTCCACCATCTGCATCTAAAGTTATATCACCTGCAGTATCTACAAGAACTGCACCATCTGCTACTAAATCTAATTGTCCATCTGTACTTGAACTGATGTGTATAGCTGTATCTCTGAACTGTAGCTTCTCTGAAGAAGCAATAAGTATGTCATCACTAAATTCAAAATAATCCTCGTCTTCCATCCATTTGAGAACACCATCAGATGTGTTGCCATCAAATGTAATAGCTATGTCTGTGTCTGCTCCTGTACCAAATGTTAGTGTGTTACCTAACAGTTTAGTTATAGGACCACCCTCTCCTGTAGTACCATCGTGAGTATGTCCTGTACTAGCTGCAAAAGCATTTACTAATTGGTCAAACTCATTGTTAGTATCTGATGCTTGTATTACATCACCATCAGTATAGGTAGACTGTCTTGTAAATGTAGCTCCCATTTATCTTCTTGCTCCTACTTGATATTCTAATCCAAATCCTTTTAATGAGTATGGTGCAGTTGTTCCACTATCGTTAACCCTAAGTGCTAAAGCGAATCCCGAACCCTCCACTGATTGTCTTACTAAAGGTTGTGTAGCACCACCGTATGTTGCTGTGCCATATGTTGCTGTGCCATAAACTGCTGCAACTTTTGTTGAGTCAAAAGGATATGCACTTGGTCTTGCACCTTCTGAACTTTCATAGTCATATCTTAAAAATAAATCAGCGTTTATCGCCGCTTCAGGTGCATAGTTTAATATCACTCTTTGCATATGCTTACGTATTCCGGGGTCTCCAAATGTTAAATCAGGACTTCTATATTTACCATTTATAGCAGTGCCATCAAAATCATTACCCTTTTCTTGTCTGTATACATAACCATCAAAACCACCATGTGTTACTATAACATCGCCTTTTACAACTATGCTATCTGTAGACGATGGTTTAATACCTTTTAACTTAGCAAACTCAAACTGTTGCCCTTTTAAAACACATATAACACCTATGGTATTTTCTTCTGTTAAAGTTGTCTTATTAAAAAATAATCTATATTGTGTTTTATCTGGTATAACTATAGAGTTAAATAGATCAGCATTTTGAATATTATCATCAATTAAAGATTGCACACTTTTACTAATTGTACCAATCTCAACGTCACCAATTCTTGCAGTACCTGCGACAGTACGTAGTCCATCAGGTCCTAAGAATATTAAATCACCAGCAAATTCTTGTATTGTGCTTCCAAAGGGTTCAATACAACCTATATTTCTAGTAACAGGTGTCATTGCAAAATTAGAGCTACTTGTACCACTTAGTTTAAATATTCTATTTTCACAAAATATAAATAAATTATCACGGAATACTTTTAGTCCTGTTATAGTATCGTCAACTTTAATACTGCCTGCACCACTACCCGTTGCAAAGTTATCTTCATCGAAAGGCACACTAAATACTATTTCTTGTGGTGTGCTAGACATTCCCGCATAAAACATGTGATCTTTAAAAGCAGCTACAAACTTAGCACCTGTAACTGCTGTGCTTACTTCACCACTCCCTGCCGAAGTAATATCTGTTGCAGACATGGCAGAGTTAAAAAATGTTGGAGCATTGTCTCCATCAACAACGACTAATTTATCATTACCATCAAAGTTAAATCTTTCAAAATTATATCTTGATGCACTACTTCTACCTGTATCTCTCTCAGTCCAATCTTCAGAAACGACTGTATCTACAGAATGTGCAGCAGCACTTGTGGAATTTGTTGCTCTCGTTACACCTGTAAAAGTTGTTGATGTAACACCTGTATAAGTAAATTTCTCTGAATCAATTTGTACTGTGCCACTTGAACTAAACCCTGTTGTGCTATCAACCGTTATCGTTCCTGAACCTGACATAGTTGTATCTGATGCAATAGCTGTAGCTAATTCAGTTGAAGCAGAGCTAAATATCTTTTGTCCTCTAGCCGCAACTATTTTGTTTGCAAAATTTACCACCATCAAAACTTCTTCACTTGATGAAGATGTTTGAGGTACAATCTGTCTTACAAATCTCTGAAACCCATCTATTCTTCTGTAGCCACCATTAATATCAGGTTCAAAGTTTTCTAGCTCTAAGGCTTGACCCGGTTCCATATTAAATGTTGGTTGATTTAGAACTAGACCACCTTGACATGAAAATGAAAAAGGTTGTACTTGTGACAGATCTGCCATTAAACTATTCTACCTATGATATTTGTTGTGCTATATGCTCCCACTCTAGGTATAAAAGTTGAGCGTATGTAATCATATTTGTTAACTAACAATGTTTGCATATTTTTTATGCCTTGTTCAAATCTTTGAAAGTTAAGTTGATACTGACTTGTTTCGCCTCTATATTGATAAACAAAGGCAGTTGCTCCATCTATAATAATTGCATCAAAACGAGCCGGTATACTTGTTGTGTCATCATGTGCAGACAAATCTGTTGGAAATGTATAGTAATCAAATTTTAATGAATATGATCTATTGGGAAAAGGATATAATAAATAATTATTATCAGGTGTTCTAACTATGTTTTCAGGTATACCACCTTGATCAAATTGTGCCACCGTCACACCACTAGCTATAGAAGCGGCAGTTGTGCCACCAGCACCTCTAGTACATCCAGTAAATGTAGTGCTACTACCTATGGCAGTGTAAGTTATTTCCTCGTTGCCAATATGTAAAGTGCCTGCTGAATCAAATCCTGATGTGCTAGTTACTGTTATGGTCTCGACAGAAGATGTGTGAGTTGTGCTAGTTGTAGTTGTGTTTATTTCATCTTCTTGATCACTAACAGCGTTTATATACTCGTTATAGTCTAGCTGTCCTAATCTATATCCTGAGTTACCTAAATCACTATCTTTAACTAATCGAAAAGTATTATAATCTACAGTTTTAGCTGAAGTTGGTATGCTGTATCTTACCACCCCTGCAGTTAAAGTTTTAGTTTCAGTAGCATGATTAAAAGGATAATTAAATTCTCTTTGATTAATATATCTTATAGATTCATTTACTGCATTTTTTGCTTGAACTTGTATGCCTCTCGCACCTGTAAAGTTAGAAGAAGTAAGTTGTACCTCATTTATTCTAGCCAAAGTTTTATTTGTTAATGAGAGAAAAGTTCCAGACATAATAATTCCATGTAAGATAAGAGAGCAAGTTGCCCTGCTCTCCTATATAAAATTTAAGCTAATTGGTCTCTATCGACCTCATCTGGCTTATCATCTAGTCCATGACCTGCTAAATCAATAACAGTTGCATAAACTCTGAGTCTACCTGTAGCTGGAGCAGCACCTGCGA